TTGAAATGCTTGAGATAAAGGGATCCATTCTTGATCTTTAAACTTAATGTTTTGTTTTAATCCCTTTTTCTCTTTAAATGCATCTAAATTAAAATTTGATTGTATTTCTGCAGAGACTGCCTCTGTTAGTGATTTTTTCTTTCTCGCCATGTATTTAATTTATTAAAATGGTAAATCGTCCTTGTCATCATCCTTAAATAAATCATCAAATTGATCTACTTTAGGTTTACTTTTATTTGTATCTAATGAGTAATTTTTCTTTTCACCATCAAATGGTACTGATGGTTCAGATGAAATACTACCTTCTTCCTCATCAGGAGCTAAAAACTCTTGTAATCCAGCTTTAACTTCATCAAATGTATATTTTTTAAATACATCAAATGGGTTTGGTTGATTTTCAAGAATACTTTTTACAACATTTTGGTCATTAGATATTGGTGATGTTTTTAAAGATGGTCCTACTGATGTATCATTATATGGAGTTCCTGTTACTTCAGGTCCTACAGTAGTTAATTTAATGTCTCTACCAGCTGTTATATCTGTAAAATCTCCAATTTCATCATCAGAAGCCATATTTAAGAAATCTTGGTATACTTTTTTACCAAATTGCCATAATTTAACACCTTCATCTTCTTGTCCTCTTACTACAATAGGAGCAAAAATACGAGTTTTAGCATCTAATTTTTTAGCTAACCTCCAGTTTTCTTTATCTCCACTTTGACGTAATTGTTTTGTGAATTCTTGGATTGGATCTTTTTCACCCCAATTTTGTGGCGATGCCATTACTCTTGGCCCAATTCCATAATAAAATAACATTTCTGTAAATGGTATTTGTTTGTTGTGTTTGTTAGGTACTACTCTAACTACTTGTTTTCCTACTGAAGGTTTCCAGAAAAGTGATTTACCTCCTCCTCCAGTATTATTTGCAGATTGCTTGTTTAACGATTCTAAGCGTTGTTTGATAAGATTTAAATCCATAATAACTTTTTTTTTGTTTATAACGTTTATTAATGTATTGAATATACGAACGAATGTTCGATTTGCCTAACTATACTTCAAGAATTTTATGAATCTTAGTCTTTAATTGCTTTAATTCATCTCTTTGAGTAAGTAAAATTGTATTTCTATAATGTTCCCAAGTAATTGGAAATTTAGTATCAACTACTCCTCCATTTAATTTTTTAATTAATTCATTAAGAGCATTTATAGTATACAATGTATTTGATTCTTTTTTTCTATGTACTAGAATTGTATTTTGTGGTAAGCTGTCTAGATTTGCCTGATCAATATTATATGTGCAAACATATTCATCATTGCTTTTAATATGCAATACAAATATCTTATTATACATGATATCATACTTAGAAGTCAGACCTTCAATTAATGAATCTAACTCATCTAATGTAGTAAATGTGCAAAATAATTTGTTATTCAAATCTTTTATGTTTAATGTAGAAAATTCGTTAAAATCGTCTACAGTATACATATTAACTGGTTTATCTAAAATCGTAGTTGCTTCCATAACTTTCTTTTATTTGTAATTTATATTTTTTTATTATTTGTTTAATTTCATCAATTAAATCTTCTTCACCTTCCTTAAAATCAAACAAAAACGAATCATAAGTATATAAAACCAGCTCAGTTTTTCGATTTCTTAATGATTTAAATATGTCCCACAATATACGAACATTCATTGCGGTCTCCAAGTTTTGAAGAACATAATTTAATAACTTTTGAGGTTTCATGTCCTCTAGCTTATCTTTTCTAAACACATGCTTTGAAACAGGACACTCTATGTAGCCCTCTTTATTAAATCTTAACCACAAATCATCCACATATATTTGTACTCTTTGAAAAAATTCCAGATCTTTAAACTGCTCGAATACTCCTCCGTATAGTTGTTTAAATGTTAATTCTTTAGATTTTTGGTAATCCACGCCATACATTTTTGCAAACGCTTTGTGAATGTCTTCTTCGCCAAAATTATAACCCACCAACAACCCAAGAAGAGTAGGATGATAAGCACCAATATCAAGCTCAATAAATTTATCATTACGTGGAATAAAACTTTTCCTACATCCATTATCTTTGTTAAGTGCTGCGTAATTAATTCCATTAAATTTATTTGCGGGTCTTGTTGTTAATGTTTTAAAGTTGTACTGCGTGTATACGTATTCGCTACGCTCATCGTAAAAGTGCGATTTAAATTCGTCTCTATTAATTCGTATTCCACTTTGTTCCACGGCGTTGAATACCACTGTGGCTTTTGTGTTGTAAAAGTCGTTGATTGGCTCATTTATTCTATTTTTTAAGTCGTTAAATATATTCTCACAATACTCATAATGTTTAACAATAGGTACTATTCTATTTACATCTTCTTTACTAGGATATTTGTAGTAAAAGTATTGATGGCTTACTGTTTTTTCTGGTATATACGTAGGTGATGTTAATGTTATGTCAAAAAGCTTTTGAAGAATAAAATAATGTAGAAATTCCTTCTTATCCCGCACATATATCTTATCTAATGTGTTTAATACATATTTTATAGCGTCAATACCAACGTTTAATGTTTCACTATGGTCATTCGTCAATATAAATCCTTTATTACTATTTAACGGACGAATGTAAACAGCACATACTCCATTATTTGTAGGATGTTCAAAATGATTATTAGGGATTATTTCAACAAATGCTTCACCTTTAGCATAATTTTTAAATAACTCTAATTGTTTGTCGTCTTCAACTAACCAAAACATAACTTTTATTTTGGCTCAATATACAATTAATTTATTAGTAATCCAAACTTTATGAAATAGGTACTAAATAATCGTGGTATTCTTTTATATGCTCTGCTCCTACCATAGGCCCTTTATCAGGATGAATATGATAAGACCCCGAATATGCTAAACCTGTTCTACTATTTTTATACACTGTACCATCTGTAATTAAATTACTTTGTATTGATTGAGGTTTGTAAAATTTAGAAAAATCATTTCTAATAAATTCTTTTAAGCCTTTTTTACGAATTCTAGTTTCTACTAAATCTATTTGTGATAAATTAGCTTGAGCTACATTTCGTGCTTCACCTACTAAGGTCCATTGTATTCGAAATATTCTATAAGGTATCCAATTATAGGCAGGATCTTGTTTTTTCATTTTAGTGTAAGTATCTTCATCTAATTCTAAATAACTAGTTTCATTAATTTTACAGGCAAAATATCTCATAAAAAATCCATTTGTATAATCTTCTTCTGTTGGATTTGGATAATATTGTTGTGGGATTAATTGTGTAGCTGAAATGTCTACTTCATTTAGATTATTATAAACATCAATATCTCTCATATTTTGATACTGACCTGGTATAACTTCCATATCATAATTAGCCGCAAATTGTTGAAAATTTAGATTTTCTGATTCTTGTTTTTCAATGTTTTCTGTTTGTGTAATTTTAATTATTTGTTCTGATGGTTTATCATTTGGATTTTTTCCGGTAAATAAAGTACCATTATACATAGACCAATAATAACCAATGTATTCTTCACCAGTTCTTATATTTTTATACTCATTTCCTCGAGTATATAAATTAGTTTTTATTCTATTTTTAGGTATATACATAATTATTATTTAGGAGCTATATAAGGATTTGGTGTTAAATTTTTTCTTTGTGCATATTCCTGAACTATACCACTAAATGATTGTGGTAATTGAGGATAAATAGTTCTATCTTCATCTGTTACTGTTGGAAAGGCACTTTTTATTTCCATTCTAAATGATCCCATACTATATAAAGTACTTAACAATTTATTTAATGCTTGTTGTGATTGTTCTTTAGCAGGTGATAAATAGAATTGTCCTGTTCCTTTTTGACTACCCATTTGATTTGTTTGAGTATTAAACTTTAATCCTAATCCTATACACCCTTGTAAATCTTTAGTTGCTTTAGGAGTAGCATATATTAATATAGAACCTCTAGTATAACCATTTCCAGTAATTCTATTATCTTGATAACCTCCATTATCATTTCCTATTAACCAAAAACATCTACCATACTTACCACTACTATATGATATAACTCTATAATTACCCATAGGAACACAACTAATACCATTTTGGTTATTATTCCAAGGTAATTCTACAGTTGCTAATGAATATAAAATTTTACCATCTTTATTTAAAATATCCATTACTCCTAAAGTTTGAGAACGATCATCCATTATTCTACATAAATTAACCCTTAATGATTCTTGACTTAAAGGTAATGGTAGTGGCGCAGGGGGTAAATTTTGGCCTACTGTTTGTTGATATGTTGGTTTAATATTCATCTTATGCCGGAGTTGATTGTGTTTCTAATGTTGTTGTCCATGCACTACCATCTATATTATGATTTGTTCCTTTAACTATTAATTTAATTTTATCTTTATCATAAGATGGTGGTAATACTTTACCATCTACTTTAAAAGTTTCGTAAAGTTTTATACCTGATATACCATCCATTTCTAATTGAAGGTTAAATGGTAAGAAAAAGGGAGCAGGTAATAAACCAAGACCACCTTCAGATGATGGATTCGATAGATATCCTGTTAAAAGTTGCATTAGTTGGTTATGAAGATTATTAAATGTTTGATTTTTTTCAACTGCCCATTCTAAATTATCATAACATACTTCTAAAGGAGCAGCTGTAATTCCTGCTTTTTGGAAAAATCCCTCTCCTTTATCTATTTTTTTAAATACAGTATTTATTTTCTTTTCTTGATTTTTCTTCATATCTGCTGGGGTTTCCTTTTCTTTATCATCGTCGCCTTCTGAGGTTTTTACAGGAATAATTCTATCTATTAAACCTTGATTATATTTTGAAAATGAAGTTGCATTACCAGATGTTTGGTTACCATTAGCTTGAGCCCCAATTGTAACCATAGCTGCAAAATTAGAAGGTATACTTCCATCTAAAGTTATATTTCTTATAAAAGATCCCTTAGCACTATTAAGATTAGGATTACTTATTCCAAAAGTTTCAAATGTACATGCTTTTCCTTTTTTAATAGGTTTTTCTAATATTTGAGGAGCATCTTCTATAAATTGGATTTTTGTTTGATCTTGATTTAATTTTACAGTAATATTATTAACACTACCTAATGCTTTATTTACTCCTGATATTATATTATTTAAAAACTCTAATAAAGGTTTAGCACCATTATCATCGGCTGTTGTATCTTGTAAACATTGTGCTATAAAATGTTGGTTTATTAAAATTTGAGATATTCTTCCATTATATTTATCGTATCTAAATTGTTTTGCATATTCTTTATTTAATTCTTTAGGCAGGTACTGATATCCATCATCCGAATAATTTAATTTTATACCTCCCCATGTTGTTTCTTTTTTAAAAGGTATTAAACATACCATAGGATCTGATGATAAATTTCCTGCAAGGCAATTAAATAATGTTAAGTCTGCTTTACTAGTATCAGTATTATCTTCACCTAAATATTCAAAATTTATATCAAAAACAGTATTAGGTATACCCCCACTATTTAACATTATATTTTTTTGTAACCAAGCTAAAAGAAAACTAAATTTAATAAATACTTGAGGGTTTCCTGTTTGGTTTCTAGCTTTTACTCCTCCACTTATCCATGCTGCTTGTTTAGTATAAACTACAGCTTTTTCAATAGTAAGTGTTTTTTCTGATTTATAATTAGAAGATTCAAATCTAAAACTTTTAATTTTTCCATCTACTGGGTCAAACTTATTATTATCAAAATTTCCAGAACCACCATTATTACTAAATTCTTGATATGTTTTAAATAACCACTGACTTAAAGAATCTTGAGTAGCATTATCAATTAATGGTACTTCAGAATCTGAAGAGTCTTTAGTTTCTTCACCTTCAGGATCTTCTTCTTTTTTATTTAAACTAGAGTTAATTTTAAGAGTTTCTATTACATCTCCTATTCCAACTATATCAACTATAATATCGTAACTTCCATCAGGATTAAAATTCCATTTAAAATTTGTTACTTTTCCAAAAACACCCTCATAATTTCCTGCTCTTTTTTCTCTTTCTTTTTGAATTTTTTTAACTACATCATATTGATTATCATTTCCTTTTAAAAATCCTCTTAGTGCTGGAGAATTAAAATTATCAAATGATTGAAAATTACCCTTAGAATCTAAATATGTAGTCCATCCAAATTCTAGGAGTAAAGTATACCCAGGTCGCATATACAATTCATCTATTAATTCAAATTGTTTTTTACTGTAGCATTTTATTGTAACTTCTGATTTTGATAAGGCTCCGTTATTTATATATTTTACAGTAGCATTAGTAATACCAGGCATTGGCACATATCCTCTTTCTCTATCACCTCCCCAACCATAAGCACCTCCAGCTTTAAGGCTTAAATTTGGGGTAATATCAAATCTTTGATTTTTACCGCTTCTAGCTCCTCCTTGTAATATTAATTCTTTTGCTTTTTGACCATCATCACCTTTAACATCAATCGAACTTGCTAATCTAACCCATGGTGTTTTTGATTGTTGATATTGTAAATCCTTAGCACTTCTTCCACTACCTAGACCTAATGATTTTTGTCTAAAGTTAACTTGATTAGTTACCCATGTGTCAAAGTTTTGTCCTAATATATTCATTTTTACAACTCATTTAAGTTCCTGTATTCATCTATTATTTCTCCAATGTTTTGAGGAATTGCTATTTGTGAACCAGGTGACAAATAAATTGAACCAAAATTAACTTTATTAGGATTTCTTATTGCTATTATCCAATACAAAGTAGTATCTCCGTAAAATTGATATGCTAAAGCATCTAATCTATCACCAAATTCTGTCTCAACATAAATATCTGATTCGCTAGCTCCAACCTCAGGATAATAAACTGTGTCATAATATTCATCTCCTATAGTTCCAACGTATGGATTTTTATTTCTTATTTCTTGTATGGTTTCGTATCTATTCATAATTTATGCTACTGGTGCTCCTGTATTTTCATAGCTTTTATATACATCTGAGTAATTAGTACTACCAGCAGAATTAGCTAATGCTATGTATTTTTGTGTTGGATTAACTAAATCATTTGCTTTTGCAGGGACAAATTTCTGTATTGGTATAAATTGAAATCCTGTTACTTGTATCATATGAGGCATTTGTTTAACAGATGTATCTTCTTCACCATTTTCATTAATTGCTATTTCCCAAGGGGATTCTTCAGGTATTCCATAGCTTAATCCTGTTATAATACCTGGTTGGTCATATAAATAACCTCCCATTGTTAATCTTACTATATTTCCTCTCATATAACCACCACTACTATAATCAGGTGCTAAAGATGATGCTAAATAATTTAATTTTTTATACATTGGAATTAATTCAGCTTTTGACTGAGCATAAACTGTCCAACCCATTGAAATTTCTCTTCCAAACCCTTGGTAGTTATATAATTCTTCTCCTCTACCTACATATTTAACAGGATCCCAATTAGCTGTGTAATTATCAGTAAATTCGTTAATAAATGCTCTAAAATGTATGTATGTATTTTGAGAAGGATTTTCAAAATTCATAACAGCTATATTAAAATTAACTGAGTCACTTGTTGCTAGTGTTTGATTTACTTGAGAACCAGAATACATTGGTAAAGCTGTAAGTTTATCTAAAGCTTGTAAAGTATTAGCTGCCACTCCATAATTTAAAACATTTTTAACTGGGTTAACTGTTTGTCCTGGGGTATTAGGTAATGTTATACCTGCTTCTTGTCCAGGATCCCCCATATTTATTCTATTATTTTGATTTTTAGTCCTATAATCTGGTGCTAATGATAAAATCTTTGAGGATTTTAACTGTTTTTTCATTTGTTCATTAGCACTAATATTACCACCTGTAGGAGAATTAGGGTTTAAATTAATATTACCAAAAGTTCCTGCAGTAGTTAATTTTCTAAAATCTTTAGGGTTTTTTATTCCTGTATTATTACCTTGTGAGCTTAAATTATTTTCATATAATTGTGTTTGTGTTTGTACAAAAGTATTACCTTTTTTAATAATTTCTGTATCTGATTCTAAAGGAGATGAGTATACATTTGAATTAAAAGTTTGAGGATTTTTAAATCCTTCAGGTTGGAAAAAATAATCATTAGGAGCACCAAGTGCTTCTAATTCTTTTGGAAGAAAAGCTGCAATACCCCCATCTAATTCCCCCATTATTGATAAAGCTTCTTTTGGGAAGATTTCAACAAATTTATTACTAACTGAGGATTTAAATAAATTTCCTCTTATTACTTGTCCAATATTTGTATTATTTACATTTAAACCTCCTTCAATAGTTGGAGAATAACTATTTAATCCTGAATAATTATCAGGGCCGAAGTCATTTTTAAATTTAGATGTTTTATCAAAGTCATTATCTATAACTAGTATATCTCTTCCTACCCAATTTTCATTAGTAAAAAAGCCCCCAAATCTACTAGTTAAATCATATCTATCTTTATTAATATATTCTAAAGAAACTCCTGGATTGCTAGCATCATTAACATCATAACTAAATGTGTCTGTTGTAGCAGGGCGTTTAAAAGCTGAATAATTACCTTTAGATGGTACATAATTAATTACATTAGTAGCCTCCCCAATAAGTGGTGCTTGTAAAAATTGATCAAAAGTTTGATCAACTAGTTGAAAATCAAAATTTACTAAATTTTTAGAATTGTAAAACCCAAGAGTAGTTGATTTTACTTTAGGATTATTTACTCCTGTTCTTTGATCTGTAAATGGGATTGTAGTTCTACCAACTGTTCCCCCTATTGAATTAGGTCCTCCACCATATCTTGTTATAAATTTATTTCCTCTTCCCCCTAAAAGTATTCTTCCACCTGCTGTTTTTTCTTGTTTACCTGTACTAACAGCATTTTGTAATAAAACTAATCTATTTGCTTGTTCTCCCCCACTACCAATATTTTGTGCATTAACAGTTCCAAAATAACTATTTATACCACCACTACCTATTCTTCTAGGATCACCATCTGTTATTCTTAAAGGAACATTATCAGTTACAGGATTTACTCCAAATAAATTAATAGATCCAGGTGCAATTGGAGCTAAACCAGTCTGTAGTAATGTACTAGTAGGTAAGTATAAACCTTGATTAATTAATCCAAAACCATAACCACCTCCAAAGGTAGCTTCTGTTTTTACACTCTGACGAGATAGTACATTTTGTTTAGCTATAAACTCAAAACCATTAGGTGATTTCGTATCAAACAGTAATTTAGTTAATCTACTAACATCATCCTCAGCGTTAGTAGTTGCTAATATACCGCCTCTTAAAAAGAAATCAATACCACCTAATGCAGCAGGCTCTGGTGGTAAACCTTCCATAGATTGAAAAGTTTGGTTTGGGTTGTCATATTCAACATTTGGTATATCTTTCGGTATGAAAGGTTGACCACTCCACGCACTATTTTGCCTGTCACTTCCATTAGTAGTAAATTTCAACTTATTTAATTCTGTAGTTGAATTTATTATCATAATTGGATGTTATTTAATATAATACTATTTTTAATTAGAATTACTAGCTAAAGTACCTAAGAAGGTATCTCCAGTTCCTTGAAATCTAGCTGCTGCTAATGCACCTCCTGCACCTTGATTTAATATAAAATCATCATATGTTTGTTGATTATTATATACTTCAAATCCTGCAGCTGCTGCTAAATTATTTGAAGGGCCTCCAAGAGGTTTTAATTTAGTAGGTTGAGGATAAGGTACAGTTGTACCAGTATTATCATATCTTGGAGATACTAATAATTCCGATGGATCATTTTCTAATGAGTATTTATTATGCATTGTTGATGGCAACGATGGTGACGGAGCCATAGGTTGAGGAGAAGCTGGTGATATAGGATATCCTAATCTTGATCCCTCTGAGTCAAATTTATTCCTTAATGATTGTGCCATAATTTTTAATTTAAATTGTTATTTTATTATAAATATTAACCTATTCCAGAAGATGCAATTACTAAGCTCTTTCCTACTTTATTACCATCCATATAAACATTACCTCCTTTTTCTACCACGGCTATTAATTTATCTAATTTTTCGACTATTTGAGAAGTATCATCTCCTCCTCCTCCATCTCCCCCACCAAATACACCAGCTAATTCAAGTAATGGAGTAGCTACTAAAGCTAAAGCTCCTAAACCAGCTAATACAGGTAAAGCTGTTAATCCAGCTAATCCTATAGCTAAAAGTCCTCCTGCAATACCAAATAATGCAGGTCCTAATAGTAACATTGGAGTAATATTTTCCATTGAAACTGCTTCCATTATTTTAACAAATCCATCTGCTACTGCTGTTATTATAGAACCTATACCTTCAAATACTGCAGTTACTACAGTACCAAATGCTTTTATTGCTGGGGCTGCTAATCCTAAAGCTGCTCCTAAAGCTATTACTCCTACGGATACTAAACCTATACCTATTGCTATACCTACTGCTTGTGGACCCATTACAGCTTTACCAAGAGCTGATAGACCTTTTCCAAGTCCTGTAAGAAAGCTTTGTATCATTTTTCCAGCTCCTGGTTTTATTTTTGATGTTGACTTTGTTACTTTTTCCATTACATCACCAGCTTTACCATCTCCTCCTGCTCCTTTTAAAGAACCAAGTATACCTTGTCCTTTCATTAAGTTTTTAACATAAGTTAGGGCTCCTTTACCTAAATCAAACATATTTTTAGCCATACTTTTTAAAGCAGGAGCTGCTTTAGTTGCTAAAGAAGCTCCAATAGCTGTTACTGTAAGATAAAGAACTGCTGTATTTGATAATAAATCTGCTACTAATGTTAAAGGACCAGCTAATGCTTCAGTTATTTTAGCTACTGATTTTTCTATCTGTTGTTGTATACTTAATCGTTTTGCTTCTTCTAAAGATATACCTGCTGCTTTTGCTGCTTGTTCATCTGATAAATTATTTTGTAGTTTTTGGTTGTAGATCATTTTAGCAACTTCTTCTCTACTCATACCTAAAGCTTTAGCTGTAGCTTCTTGTTGTATTCTATTACCAGATGAAAATGCTGCTAATATTTCTGTATTATTACCTATTTCTTCAGATAAACCTGCTAAATCATTATTAAGTGCTAGTGCTCTAGCTCTATCTAAATTTAATTGTTTACCTGTAAGTAATTCAGCTTCCATTTCTGCCTGAATAGAAGATTCAAAATCTAATATTGAACCTGCTATTTGATCTACTTGTTCTAAAGATAAACCTAATTTTCTAGCTTGCATAGCAGCTTCTTGTACTGCTTCTGCTGAACTACCTAATGATAATGAAGTAGCTGCTGAAACACTTCCTACGTCATTCATTACATCTGCAAAATTCATAGCTGTATTATTCTGCCCAACAAAAGATTTAAATGATGCCTCTACATTAGCTGTAACTTCTGATAGAGGTTTACCAGATATTTTAGCAAATTTAGCTAATTGGGCTGCTTCATGAGCACCTAATCCCATATTTTCAGTTAATTCTGCTACCTCTTTAATTGTTTCAGGAGAGAATACAACTGCAGCATTAACTCCTAATTCTTTAGATAACTCTGTTGCTGCTTTTATATATTCACCTGTTGTAACAAATTCTGCACCTAAAGCATTAGTTATATCTACATTTTGTCCTGTTAAGGATCTAAATTCTTTTTGTTGTTTTGAAATTTCTCCTGCTGCTTTTAAAAGACCGGTAAATATAACTGTTGGGTCAGTTAAAGTTTCAAAAGCACTACCTAATATTTGCCCAATTCCAAAAGCTGCTATTTCAAGTCCTGCAAAAGCTCCTTCTGTTTTAGCTGCTTTTGCTTGGATTTTTCCTAGTATTTCATCAGCATTAATTAATTCTCCAATTATGGGGATTTTGGAAATCCCTTTTACTATTCCCCCGATAGCACCCATTTTTTTTTCAATCTCTGTTGCTTCTGCTAATTGTTGTTTTAATAAATCATTACTAAATTTCATAGCTTCATTAAGTTCAGCCTTCAGCTTAGCTTCCTCGCCATCTTTAAGTAATTTCTGATCTACTAATTGTTGAATTCCATTAAGGACACCTTGCTTTTTTGCTTCATTATCTAATAATTGCTGAGAGATGTCAGCAGAACTTAACAACCCTTTTTCTAGTTTTATTTGGTTTCTTAATGTAAGATCAAGTCCTTTAGCTAATGATTTTATCCCTTTATCAACTTTATTTACTAATATTTCACCAACTTGCTTTCCTTCATCCTTTAAATCTTCAAGAGCATCTTTAACTGCACCAGATAAGGAAGCAGCTATATTAAGAATTTGATCCTCAATATAGCCTAATTCTTTATTAAACTCTTGTGCGTTTTTTTTATTTTGCTTAAAATTGTCAGCCATTAAAGGGTTTTATTATAAATATCAAAAGCATCTATTTTTTAGATGCCTTTGTTGAATAAGTAGGTTTTGAGGGTTGTTTTTTAGCATGTTTAAGAAATTCAGGAGCTGTTACTTTACCATCTGTAGTTAGTGATTTAGTATTACCACTATTTCCTTGGGCTTTTTTAACTCTAGCGTTTTCTTCTACATAAAACTCATTTATTTTTTGAAAAGTAAAATTACGTAACCATATAGGCATATTATAAATAGTATGCCAATCGTAACCACCCTTACCATGAAATACTATGTCATGAATTTGAGCAAATAAGCTTACTCTATATGTCTGTGTCAGGCCAAAAAAAGTTAAGCCCAATGGGCACTGAGATCTCCTCCTCTCCTCCTTCTAATGTGTCAATTTCAACTAACAAATCAACATCTGGTTGAAAATCTCTGACATAATTTCTAAATGCTCTTGAATCTTGTGCTAAGAAGTAATTATCCACAAAATTTCTAATATCTTTTGAATCATCAGAACCATCTACAGATACAATCATGTGTTTAAGACGTGTTGATAATTCAGGTGAAGCATTTTTATTAATTTTCTTTAAACCTTTTAATTCATTATCAATTTTAGTTTCATCTTTGTGAGTTAAAAGTTTAAATGTAAGCATTGTTTCTGATTTTGGACAAGTAAATGGAAATTCATTTTTACCTTGTTCAAATTGAGATTTATCAAATTCTTTATTTTCTAAAGATGATAAATCTATTGTAACTTTTTCATTTCTGTATGAAAATTCATACTCACTACCATAACCTAATATTCTAGCAGCAATTAATAAAGCATTTTTATCACCAACTATTAAATCTTTATAATCTACTTTTGATACTATTAAAGCTTCTAATAATTTATCTATTACTGTACCTTTTTGAATGTATGATTGGTTTGTTAAAATATCTTCTTCTTTAGCAGTCATGTATTTCATTTCTACTTTTCCAGATGATAATGGGTTGTCTTTTGGGTAAACTATACCATTTGAGGGTAATTCAACTACTTCAGTAGGGAATTTTAATTTTTCTTCACTCATATCTTTTATTTAGTTATAACTTAATTTCGTGTATACATATATAACATAAAAAAAAGCTTGACCGAAGCCAAGCTATTCTTTAATATATTTAAAATTTCTTTTAGAAATTCAATACGCAGTAATCCATTCCTAAAGTTAATGAAACATCTTGAGCTTCCGCTTCAGTATCCCAATTAAATCCTTTAAATGTTGCATCTTTAATAAATGAACCTTTTAATATCCATTCTGATACTACATCACCTACAGGTCCTAGTACATTAATAGTTACATCTTTTTTATAGAAATCAGAATAACCATCTCTACCTGTTACTGATTCGTGGTGTAATCTTACCCACTCCATAACAGCTTGAGCTCCTGATGGTGTAATTGGGTCATATAATGTCATAGACACATCAGCCCATTTAGCTTTACCTTTTACTTTTCTATAAGTATTAATGTGATTAAGTACAATTTCACCTTGCTCTACCTTAATCTCACCTACTTCTTTGATCATATATGATGGTATACCATCTACATACATTATAAATCTATTGGCAACTTTTGGTTCAAAAGCTGTGAAAAACATTTCGTTTGGATTTACTACTGCCATTTTATTATTATTTTATTTTATTATACATATTATATTTTATACTTCTTATGATGGAAATTCAGCTCCAGTTGGTAAAATGTTGAAATCTAAATAAATAAATTCAGCCGTTTTAGTTGGTTGGATATAAATCGCACCTACCATTTGGTTTCTATCAACTACATCTGGTCCATTATTTGCAGCATCCATTTGTACTTTAAAGGCATATAAACCTTGTCTTTGTTGTACTGATTCTAAAAATGGATTTACTTGCGCTAAGAAATTATTTCTTGTTGCAGCTGTGTTTTGTTCAAATACTAAATTATCAGCAATCTGTACAATAAATGATTTTAATGCTATTAATAATCTTCTAACATTAATTCTATCTAATGCTGATGCTGTTGATTGTAAAGTTTTCTGTCCAAATACTACAACTCCTCTTCCTGGGAATGTAGCTATTGGGTTTACTTTACCTGTATATAAACTATCTCTATTAGATTGAGTTAATTTTCTTTGTGCTTGTACTACTGTACTTAAACCACCTCTGTTAATTCCAGCGGGAGCGAACCAAGCTTCACTTGTTCTGTCATTAAACGCATACACACCAGGAATAACCGCTGATGGTACTGCCCATACTAACTGTCTTGAATCTGGGTCATTTAATTGAACCCAAGGCCAATAAGTTGCTGCATATGAATTATCAATTGAAGCAGCTTGTGTTTTTGCTGTTGCAACTGTTCCTCCTGAGTAGTTAACTACATCTATAACTGCTATAGCATCTCCTCTTCCTTGTGTATTTGATAATAAGGTATTCATTGGAGTTGCCCAAGTTGAAGATGCATAATATAAACCAGGTGCAGAAATAATATTATATTGATAATCATCTTTATTTGCTAATAAATTAAATGCATCTGTGTATGTTTGTGCTTCTGTTGAAGTCATACCTTGTGAATTACCATCTGTTATTTGATCATAATATTTAGCTTGTGCATATGATGGGAATCCTGTTTTAGAGAATAATTCTCCTTGAGCACCACCAAATGATCCACTTGCATTATCTGGTAAGAAATCAGCATACGCTGGATTTGCTGTTCCATTATTATCAAAATAATCTGGAGTTTTAGCTGTTACTGATTTTACTCTTACGTATCTTGAAGATACTGGGTAGTTTCCAACTGTACTAATATATGGATCTGTTGTTCCAGCTCCATTAAATACTTTTGTCATATTACCTATTATTCTTTCTATGTAATTTGATGCTTTTGGATCTAATGATACATTAGGGAATATTTCTAATACTCTTTTAGCTGTTTGTGTATCATTACCTTGTCTAATAATTACACTAAATGTTCCAGTTGCTACATCTCTTCCTTGTATTTCCCATCTAATATTATTAGAAGTTCCACCAGTTAATGTTCCATTTGCTCCTGTTGTATCTCCAACATTCATTATAGTTCCATCAGATAATGTTTCTAATTCAAAAGCTACATCATCTACTAAATCTGCATCTTGTAAATCTATGTCTATTGCTGTTGTTGGTGTACCAATTACTCCGGCTGCTATTTCAATGTCATTTAAATTGGTAAATGTAGTAGCTCCTTGTGTAACTAACACAATTGAAGTTGGTTCAATTACTAAGTTATTATTAGTATCCTGATTACTACCACCATTTACTGCTATTGCAGCTGATACTGCTGCTGATGAATTATCTAAATCACCTGCAGATAATGTAAATACTACATTACTATCAATTCCTGTAATATTTCCAGATTCTATTGTAATAGTATTTCCTGCTTGGAATCCTTCTACAAATGTTGCATTTGTTGGAGTTATACTAATTACTTCTGTTAATAAATTAGCTTGAGCAAATGTGAAAGTTGCTCCACCACCTGCTACAGCACCACCAAATGGTGTACCTGATAAGGCATTCATTGCTGCTGCATTAATTGTTATTTCTGAAGAAGTTGTATATCCTGAAGCTCCTGTAGCATCTGTAATAGTAAGTGTTGTTATAACACCTGCTCCAGATGAGGTTAAACTAAATGTACCACCTGATCCACCACCAGTAATACCACCACCACTAGCTGTTAAATCTGCTAATGTTAATCCTGTTGCAGTTTGAGATGGTGTTGCACCTGTTAAATTTACACCACCACCTGTTATTGTAGTAGATTGAATTAATTTTCCTGCTGATGAGTTAAATATACAATTAAATGTAGCACCTGATCCTTTTGAAGAAGCTGTACCATTTGCTACTGAGTATGTATTTGAACCTGCTCCAGATGTACCTTCTGTTATAACTTGAGTACCTGGGGTTGCTGTACCTACTGTATTTGCTGCATCTGGTGATTTAGCTGCTACTTTAATCATTCCTGATCCTAAAGATCCTGCTGGAATTGTTATTATGTCACCTGCTATATATCCTGTTCCTCCACTAATTACTTCTATTTCTGTAATTGTACCTCTTTGTGTACCTAAATCTGTTCCAGTTGTAACTTTAACTGTTGCTCCAGTTCCTGTACCACCAGTTACTGAAATTGGAGTTGAAGATCCAAATACTGTACTAACAAGACAATCTACTGGGTTAGTACCTGCAGCAACTAATGCTGCAAAACTACCTGCAGTTCCTACTGTGTTAGCAGTTCCATTATATATTTTTCCTATTGAAGTTCCTCTTACTACGTTAAATGTAGCATCAGAAGCTCCTCCATCTTTTGTAGAAGCAACTGCTGAAAAAGTTCCAGCTGTACCTCCTCTACCTGTTATTCCTGCTGATCCTGTAAAGTTATAAGGACTAGGATTTAATGCCGTACTAGTTACATCATTTTGAATTACTGAAGAAGTTGCAGGAGTCCATGATCCTGAAGCTACTCTATTTACTATTAATGATGTACCACCATTTTGAAAGTAATTATATGCTGAAATAGATGTAAAGTATGTGTATTCGTCTGATCCACTTGAGAATGTACTACCAAAATTTGCTAAATATTCTGAGTAACTCGTTACTAATTTAGGAATGTTTACACTACCTAAAACAGTTGGTCCAACGATAGCCGCACCGGCCTGAATTGGTTGTGAAGTTACTTGAGATTGATCATTTTCTCTTGCTAATACTCCTGGGGAAATTAATGTTTCTGCCATTTTATGTTATTTTTATGATAAATATACTAAATTTTTTCAAAAGTTTATTTACTTGGTAAAAATTCACCATTTTCTAATGAAATAGTTCCTGGTCCATATTTTTCCTCTAACTTCTTAGCTAAAGCAGCTTCTTCTTGCTGTAAACCTTGTAAACTTAACTTCAATTGTTCTTTTTTTATTTGTATGTTATAATTTTGTACTTCTACAACACCTGAAATTTCTGTAATTGTGTTTAACCTTTCTTTTAACTCCTGAATTTTACTAATTTCATCTTTTTCTAAAACTTGTTTTTTCTTAATCATTCGATTTTATTTTGTTATACATATTAGAAAATTTCTAATAATATAATAGTTATAATACTAATTTAGGTACATAATATTTTTTTTGATTAAAATATTTATACTGCATATCCTTTGGTGGATTTACATTAATTTCTTTAATTGTTAAAGTACCCCATTTTAAATTATTATAATTGTGTTCTACTACATCTTTATTATTTGGGTTATACCAAGTAACTATGCCATTTTTATTTAATAAAGATTTTGTTTTAGGTAAAAAGTAGTGCCAATTTTTTTCCATCCAAGTATCAAACATAATACCATTATATTTTTTATTTGGAATACTATCAAACCAATCACCTTTTATAGGTATTACATTAGGTTTATCCTTAGCCCATTCTAATAGTTTATTAAATATTTGATCATTAATTTCAATTATAGTGTGAGAATTTATATTTGCTTCTTGTATAAAATTAGAACAAATACCCATTCCAAATCCTATTTCTAGAATATCACCCCTATTTTCAGTAACTACTTTAGCATGTTCTTGCATTAAGTTAGTTTCCCAATCCATCATTATTTCTCGACCTTCTTCATCTAGAATCTTGTCGTTTAAAAAAGTGTACATATTAACCTACTAAAGAATAATTTATTCGTTTAAATGTAACATCTAGTTTAGAATAATCCACAGAATAGTATCCATTTTTACCTAAAATAGATGCTTTAGGTACTTCTTGTGCCATAACTCCTTCAAATACTCCTCCACCATATAATTTAGAATCAATATATTCAAATCTATAAATGTTAATTCCTGAAGGTGACGTACCTACTTTTGTAATATTTTTCTTAAGTCTTCTGTCTGATAAACAAGTAGTAACAGATTCAACTCTACCATTAGAAAATGATCCAAATTCTACAGCGTAAAAATCTCTTCCATCCTGTACTTTTAAATATCCATTTTCTGCTCTTGCAGATGCTCCAGTTATTATATTTAATGGAGTTGTAATATCAGTATTTTGAAGATAAAAAACCATACCAGCTTGTATTGATGTTGAAGGACTATACATTGTCATAGTGTTATCTTCTAAATCACATGCACCAAGAGCAGATGTAGATAAAAAACTTGATTCTTCTTCATCATAATATATAGTCCATGCTGTAAATGAAAATCCATCCATAGTATCACCTGAAGGTAAATATGTTTCATCATCATCACTACTATCCATATCAGCCCATGCTAATGATTGTGAATGACCTCCACCTCTTGCAGGTGTAGTAACAAAAACATCTCCAGCATTTAAATTAGTAAAACGACAAGATGCAAATGGGTGTGATGTTGTGTTAGTAAAACCATTTGTTGAGTTACCAAGTGCATATGATTCAACAAATGTTCTTGATGAATTAAATCTTTGAACTACTCCTCCTCCTGCGCTTCCTGTAAATAAACTCATATGTGCTTGCCAATTACCTCCTCCTGGATTGCAATGAAATGTTGATGAAGCATTTGATCCTACGTGAGGAGTCATTTCAGTTCCATCACCATCACCTTGTGATTCAGCTGCAAATAAAGGAGCTTGACCATTTGATCCTGTTGGATCTGCAAAAGTCACTGCTGGTGATCCTGCAAATTTAGCTGCAGTATTTGCTCCTGTGTTAGAGTCATTTCTTGCCCATCTTTCTACAGATGTTGATAGAGAAAATTCTGTTGTTGAAGTTGTTGAATTACGTGTTTTTACTTGATAATTTGAAGTTGATGCATCTCTAACTTGATAAGGTCCAGCGCAAGCTAATATATGTCCCCCATTTGAATACCAACCATATTTTGGTTCTGGGGTTAAAGGATACATCGGGACAGAATCATATAATGATGATCCAGTTGATCTCCCTCTCCAAGCACAAAATAAAGCATTAGAACCTGCAAAATATGCTCTACCATTTACCATACTTGTATTAAATTCTTCAAAAGGACTAGAAAATTCTTCATCTACATCATTTGTTGTAGACGTTACATTTGAATTTCCTGTAGTAGTATAATTAATATTAAGAAAACTTCCAGTATTTGCATCTGGTTCAAAATCTGTACAAAATACATAAAATTTATTTCCATTTGTAGTTGATTCTCTATCATTTCTAGTAGCAAATGAATAGCCTGAAAATCCAGCGTAAGCACCATATAATCCTGGGAGTCCGTTGTAATACAAAGAATATGGTTTATTACATTCTATTCTATCCCCAACAGATAAAGAGCTTAAAGTAGTTATAGTTCCTGCATTTGTTATTGTTCCTTGTGAAGATCCATTTTTATAAATAGTTGTTGAATCACACCAATTTATAACTCTATAAGATCCTGCATATACAATAAAAAACATGTTAGCTAAATCTCCTAAATTCCAATTAGCAGAAGTCATATGTCTTATTCTTTCATTTTGAGCCGTTCCTGAAGGGTTAGTTACTATTCCTTTAAGATGTTCCATTCTCATTATAGGACCATTAATGTCAGCATTCAGTGAAGGTATCCCTGGAGTAAAACCTATTATATTAGATATAAATGAAAAAGACTCAGTATCTGTGTTAGGTATATTCCATCTTAAAGGTACAAAATAATTAGTAGCCCCACCTACTGTGTATGTTTGAATATTATTTAATGATAAATTAGTTATTGCCATTTATCTTTTTTTTAAATCATCAACTTCAGCTTTTAGTTCTTTAATAGCTTCAATTAATAAAGGAACAATTTTTTCATATTGAACTGCTTTATACCCATTTGGTCTTGTAGTTACAATTTCTGGTAGAACTTTTTCTATTTCTTGTGCTATTACCCCAACATCATGTCCTTCATTACTATGTTGTGATCTTTTTTCTTCATTAGTAAGTTCTTTCCAATCAAATGTAACACCATTTATTTTAGATATTTTATTTAATGCATCTTCAATTGATTTAATATTTTCTTTCCATCTTTTATCTGATGATGAGAATGCTATAATATCATTTTCAGCTCTAATCATACCATCTGTGCTTACAGTAGCAGCACTTAATCCTACTCTTAATCTTTCAGCTGTTAATTGACCCGTTGAATCTGAAAATACTAAATCATTAGATCCATTTGCTGTACCACCATCATTATAAATAACTTGTGTATTTGATCCTCCTATTGGTCCTGTTGCTCCTGTTGCTCCTGAAGATCCTGATGATCCTGAAGTACCTGATGTACCTGATGTACCTGATGTACCTGAAGTACCTGAGTTACCTGATGAACCTGATGAACCTGAAGTACCTGATGTACCTGAAGTACCACTTGTACCTGATGTACCTGAAGTACCTGATGCACCTGAAGATCCTGATGAACCTGACGTACCTGAGGAACCTGATGAACCTGAAGTACCTGATGTACCTGAAGTACCTGATGTACCTGAAGTTCCTGAAGTACCTGATGCACCTGAAGATCCTGATGAACCTGATGTACCTGAAGTACCACTTGTACCTGATGTACCTGAAGTACCTGATGCACCTGAAGATCCTGATGAACCTGAAGTACCTGAAGTACCTGATGTACCTGATGAACCTGAAGTACCACTTGTACCTGATGAACCTGATGAACCTGAAGTTCCTGAAGTACCTGGTGTACCTGGGTTACCTGAAGCACCTGAAGAACCACTAGATCCTGAAGTACCTGAAGTACCTGATGTGCCTGATGAACCTGAAGTACCACTTGTACCTGATGAACCACTTGAACCTGATGTACCTGATGAACCTGATGAACCTGAAGTACCACTTGTACCTGATGAACCTGAAGTTCCTGAAGTACCTGATGTACCTGATGCACCTGATGAACCTGATGAACCTGAAGTTCCCGAGGTACCACTAGATCCTGATGTACCTGAAGTACCTGATGAACCTGAAGTTCCTGAAGTTCCTGATGTACCTGATGTTCCAGCTTCACCATTATTACCTTTTGGTGCGTATATTATACTTACTTCTTCCCCATTTGAAAATTGTGCTCCTCCTCCATTATTAACTCCTAATGTTGTAAATGAAGCACCTTGAGATTCAGATGTAATATTAAATATAGCAACTGAAGTGTCTGCTCCATTAGCTGCTTTAACATATAAATAACCACCAGCTCCCATTTGTGATAACCATGTAGCTACACTAACACTCTGATTGTTTTCATTTTTAATGAATACTTGGGAAACACTTGATAATGTACCATTATTAAATCTTATAAGTCCTGTGCTTATACCTCCTGAAGATGTTGTATTACTAAATGTATATGGAACACCTCCATATTCACCTGATGAACCTGATGTACCTGATGTACCTGATGTACCCGAAGATCCTGATGTACCTGAAGTACCTGATGTACCTGAAGATCCACTTGTGCCTGAAGTACCTGAAGATCCTGATGAACCTGATGCACCTGATGAACCTGATGAACCTGAAGTACCTGATGTACCACTTGTACCTGAAGAACCTGATGTACCTGATGTACCTGAGGATCCTGATGAACCTGATGTACCTGATGATCCTGAAGTTCCTGAAGTACCGCTTGTACCTGATGTACCTGATGCACCTGAAGATCCTGATGAACCTGAAGTACCTGAAGTACCTGAAGACCCACTTGTGCCTGA